ACCGTATTGAGAAGATGCTGCATAACTTGGAGAACAATACTTTCGAGCGATTGATTGACCGCTGTCGTGTTCAGGAAGGTAAGTACAAGCATTTTCTCGGCAGAAAGCTTGACAAGGTATTATGATTGTGTTATTATTAAGTCAGAAATGAGGTGATGCTTATTAGTGAATTTGACGCTGTTAAAAAATTCTGTTGCGCTCGTAATATATCTTTTGACTACTCTTTTCGTGGCAGTAAATATGCCGCTTACCGTCTTAAGCCTGACGGTTATAGGGTTATTCGTTTGGATACTGATTATTTTATTATATCAGCTACGCTTTATCTTATGATTCGTAGGTATTTAGTTGCATTTAGAAAAGGAGATGGTTCCGCTGAGACTTTATTCCATTTATGACTCCAAGGCTGAACAGTTCAGTCCTCCGCAGGTTTATCACAACGATATGCTCGCTCTGCGAGCTTTTGAAGGTATAGTTAACGATGATAAAATGCTTATTAAAAAGTATCCTGAAGATTTTTCTCTTTATTATGTTGGCAATCTCGGCGACAGCGACGGTCGCTATTACACTGAGAATAGTGACGAGTCCCGTATTCCTGTCATGGTTGGTCGCGCCATAGAATATGTTGCGCAGCTTGTTGACAATAACTCTATTAAATGATAATCTAATAAAGAGCGTATCAGAAAAAGGACGGTCTCGCAAGAGATCGTCTTTTTTTTGTACGCTACGCCCGCCGCGTCTAGGCGCCTGCGAAAGGAGGTGAAACCATGAAATTTAAGACAGCTTACGATCCTGTAGAAGAACATGACCATTGCGGCATTGAGTTTACGATGCCCTCTCTTGCAGTTCAGGACGAGAAAGATGAGACTGATATCAACTATATCGTAAATAAGTATGCAGACGGTCAGAAAGGTATCATGACTCTCGACCTCGGCGATAGTTCGCAGTACGCTTACCTTCAGTTCGGAGATGCTACTCTTCCCGGTGACTATAGCACCGCCCTCGAACTCGTTTCTGGAGTACGAGAAGAATTCTATAGTTTACCTGCATATGTTCGTGCGAAATTCGATCATGATCCCATGAATTTCATCAGTCAATTGAACAATCCTGAAACACTCGAATATCTCCAACGAGAAGGCCTGTATGATAGTAGCATATATACCTTTGACAAACCACAACAGTCCGCAAGTAGTGAACAAACACAAGAAAAAAATAACACTTTAGAACAAAATAATAAAGAAACACAAAAATAGGCGTCACCGAAGCCAGTTACTTACTTGATGTAACTGGCGTAGGTGACGCAAAAATAAACTAAAACCTAAGAATAATTTTCTTTAGGATAATTCTTAGGTTTACACTTCAAAGAAGGTGAAAATTTGGCTCGCAAAATCAGAGTTCGAGGACATCGCTTTAGCGATGCTCCTGCAATGTATATGAGGAGGACGAAGTTCGACCGCTCTCATGTCTATAAAACTACTTTTAATTCAGGGAAGCTTATACCTGTCTTTGTTGACGAGGTTTTGCCTGGCGATACTACTCGCATGTCTGTTAATTACTTCGCTCGTTTGGCTACTCCTATTAAGCCTTTTATGGATAATATTTATCTGGACTGGTTTTTCTTTTTTGTACCAAACCGCCTTGTCTGGGACCATTGGCAAAATTTCTGCTTCGAACAGGAGGATCCTGACGACAGTACTGATTATGTCATTCCTTCTGTTGCCGCTTCCGGTAACTCCAATAATGCCTATGTTGGTTCTCTTTGGGATTATTTCGGCTTGCCTATAAATACGGTTGGCACTTTGTCTGGCATTAGCGCTCTCCCATTTCGTGGTGTTTATTTAATTTGGAACGAATGGTTTAGAGACGAAAATTTACAAAAGTCCGTTAAGATCCAAAAAGGTGATGTCAATGAGGTTTTGGATTCTTCTCGTTCTGCCGAACAGCCCTCTTGGGTTTTCTTGTCAGGCAGCAGTATATTCCCCGGCTTAGCCTGTCCGCCTCGTGGTAAGCGTCATGATTACTTCACCTCTGCTCTTCCGTGGACACAGAAAGGTCCTGGCGTTGAGCTTCCGTTGTCTGGTAATGCTCCAGTTTACGGTAATGGTAATCAGCTTATGTTTGAGGGTCCTTCAGGTGCTTATAGGACTTTAGCTGTATCTGGAAGCGCTAATTGGTATACTGGGTCTGATAACACTCCAGGTCAGCCTATCGGTACTGGTGTTAACAATACTCCTGGAACTCCTACTAATCTTTCTTTTGGCCTTTTACAAAAAGGTAATGGTGATTCTGGAATATATGCTGATTTAAGCTCCGTTGCTTCAGCGACAATTAATAGCTTTCGTACTGCTTTTCAAATGCAGAAATTTTATGAACGCCTTGCCCGTGGAGGCAGTCGGTATACAGAAGTTCTTCGCTCTTTCTTTGGCGTAGTTTCTCCGGACGCTCGTCTTCAGCGCCCTGAGTTCCTCGGCTCGTTCACTAAAATGGTTAACGTCAATCCTATAGCTCAGACTTCTGCTACCGATAATACTTCTCCGCAAGGCAATCTTTCTGCTTATGGTGTTACTGCTGCCAAGTTCCATGGTTTTACTAAGTCTTTTGTCGAACATGGTTATGTTTTCGGCTTTGTATGTGCTCGCGCCGATCTTACTTATCAGCAGGGTATCAATAAAATGTGGCTACGCTCTACTGTTTATGACTTTTACTGGCCCACGTTCGCCCATCTTGGCGAACAGGCTATTGAGCTTCGTGAGATCTACGCTCAAGGCTCTGAAGCTGATACTACTGTTTTCGGTTATCAAGAGAGATATGCCGAATATCGCTATAAACCTTCGCAGATTACAGGCAAGTTCCGTAGCTCTGTAGTTGATGGTTCTTTGGATAAGTGGCATTTGTCCCAGTTCTTTGGTAATGCCCCGACTCTCAACGAAGAGTTTATTATTGAAAATCCACCTATTGAGCGCATTATCGCCGTTCCCAGTGAGCCTGAGTTCTTGCTTGACGTAGGATTCCGTTACTCCACAATTCGTCCTATGCCTATGTTTGGTACACCCGGTCTTGTTGACCATTTTTAAGGAAAGGAGTTGTTTTTATGTCGTGGCTTTCTAATACTTTAGGCAGCGTAGCTGGTTCTTTGTTTGGATCTGCTGCTCAGAATCATTATAATTCTGCCGCCGCTGAACAGCAAAACAAGTGGAACGTCGAAAATTATAAACATCGTTACCAATGGGCTGTAGAAGACATGCGCCAAGCTGGTCTTAATCCCATTCTTGCTGCAACTAATGGTATAGGCGGTTCTATATCTGGAGCTTCAGCTGCTTCTGTAGGCATGAGTGATATTGGTTCTACCATGAACTCTGCTAAAGCCGCTAGTGCCGCTGAAAGGCAGGCTAAGAATGCCGAGCATCTTGCTATATCTCAAATTGATAAAAACGTCGCAGAAGCCGATTCTGTGCGCCAGAGCACCCATGGTACAGTTCTTCAGAATGGTATTCTTGCAAATGATTTGAATTTACGTGAGCAGACTTATGAAAAACGTCTTGGTTATGAGCTTGAAAAGATGAATTTGGAGCTTGAAAACCTTCGTCTTCAGGGTTCTTACCTTAGTTCTGGCGTTTTGAACAACATTGCTTCTGCTAATCGTGCTAATTCTGCCGCCGCTTTTGATAATATTCAAACTGAAATGGCAGGTATGGAACGTGATTTTTATAAGAACATCGAAAGTCTTACAGGTGCTCCTAGGTCTGTCGCTGGCGGTATTGGTTCTACTGTCAAAAATGTTATAGGCTTCCTCGGAGGCCGTTATGTTGGAAGGAGATAAATTTTATGTCTAACAAAACTACTATGATTTTGACTTTTATTGTTTCTGTTGTTGTTCCCTTTATTCAGGAAGTTGTGGATCTAATTGAAGCTCTGAAAGGTAAAGCTTCTTCGAATACTGTTACTGCTAAAAAGGTTGCCTCGGACTTTCAAACCGATGTTGCGCAGCTTGTTGAGCCAGCTACTTATAAGAATGATTCTAAAAAAACTAGCCGTTTTTTCGGTTCTTGGAGGGATGCTAAATGAGACGACGTCGCTTATCTAAACGAGGTTCTCGCCGTCTTTTCCGGCGTACCTCCAGATCTCGTCGTAGAAACTTTAAGAGAGTAGGACGAGGTGGATTTAGGATTTGACATTCTGACTTAATCCTGATACAATCGGTACAGGTGATTAATATGGTTTGTTATAATCCTATTCTTATGTACCCAGTTGAAGGAGCGATTACGAAAAATGGTAAACAACATTATAGTTTTTACGGTAGCCTTGCCTCTTACCCTGAGCTTGCTGGCGATAGCCGTTTCATTCGTTGTTCTTGTAAACAATGTATTGGTTGTCGGCTCGAAAATAGTAGACAGTGGGCTGTCCGTGCTGTTCACGAAGCCCGTTCTTCGTCTTCTGCTTATTTCGTTACTTGCACTTTTGACGATTATCATTTGCCACGTGATAAAAGCTTAAGTAAGAAATTTCATCAGACCTTTATGAAAAATCTTCGTCGTGAGTATGGCAGTGGTATTCGTTTCCTCGGCTGTGGTGAATATGGTGAACTTCATGGTCGCCCCCATTATCATTATATTTTGTTTAATATTGATTTTGATGACAAAATTTTTCGGTTCCGTACAGATGGTTATAACACTTATACTTCTGCTCGTTTTGCCAAGGTTTGGAAATACGGCATGCATCTTATTGGTGAGTTTAGTTTTGATGCTGCTGCCTATGTCGCTCGCTATATAGTCAAAAAGCAGACTGGTAAAAATGCTGAATCTCATTATAAACTTCGCATCCCTGAGTTCATGATTGCATCTAATCGTCCTGGCATAGGCGGAAAATGGCTTGAAGAGCACGGTGAAGAGTGTTATGCTAACGATTATGTTGTTATCAATGGTAGAAAGATGCGTCCCCCTCGTTATTACGACAAGAAATTCGATGAAACGCATCCTCACTGGATGGAGTTTATTCGCAATAACCGTATTGAGAAGATGCTGCATAACTTGGAGAACAATACTTTCGAGCGATTGAT